CCAGCCTCTAATGCTCTACCAAAAGTAATAACCCCAGTTGAACTTATAAACTTAACATTATCTCCTGTTGGAGTTCCACTTGTTAAAATGTTTTGTGCATCGATACCACCTCTTGAAACATAAAGACAAGCATAACCAATTGTATCCGCAAATGTAATTGAAGTTTCGCCACCACTTGCCGTGTAACCTTTTGTCTTAACAGGGTTTGAACCTACTATAATCACTCCCTCTGGGTTTACCTCTGTTCCTGTTGTATTGTATGCACCTGTACCTTGTAGGCTCACATTGTAAGTAGCCACATCCTTATATGGTGCGTTTATTGCTAAACTTGATATATTACAAGTGCCGTTAATGATAGTCAAACCATCAACTCCATTATCAACAACGAACTTAATTTCTATTGGTTCTCTTGCCAACTGCTTGTCTAACATAAACAAATAAGAAAAGCCAGTCAAAGTAATCAACCCATCACAGTTTACACTCCAAGTAGCTATGTCGTTTTTATATTCTCTAAACCAAGCACTTGTTTGACTTGTTACTTCTTTTTGGTCTATGCTTACATTAAAAGTACAATTTGTACTACAAGCAAATGCAACATCCTCCTCTGGGTCTACATCTGTCCTATGCCAATAAAGCATAATATTATTTCCAATTACTGCTGCCATATTACAAATTTACGCATTATTAAAATATCTTTTAGGAGTTTCTATGGTAACATCTCCAATATAATCAACAGTAGCAGTTGAAGCATTATCAACCATTGTAATCTCTAAAAGTTGTATTTGGCTTGTTTCATCCATATAAGGATTAGATGTAAGCCTATTTATTAAAAACTTCTTATTATTATAAGACAAAGCGTTTGTACTTGCATCTTGTATAGTATATGTTTTATCAAGATAAATAAACCCATTAGCACCTGATATTGCTCCTAAATCTCCTTCTAAAGTAGCTATATTTTTATTTAATAAGTTTGAATATTGTCTCATAATTAATTGAGCCAACATACCAAATGACTCTGGAGGATATCCATATCTATACCAATCTCTCCATATAACCCCATCTTCATCAAATAATAAACCAACATTATTTTTTATTGGTGATGCTCCTTGTTCTGGATAAATCGCACTATAAGGTATTTCTATATCGGTTGCAATTTGTGATGTTGAACCAATATTTCTTGTTAATAGAACTTCTTTAATAGAAGCATCTCCTTGTGTTAACTTTACATTTTTAATATATCCACCTGTTGCACCATTAGCTGCTTCAAACTTAACACCAATCAAACCTTCAATGACTAAACTTAATGCTTGTGAATACCCCATTGGTATATCAACAGAACTTGTAATATAAGTATTAAATGTAGTATAAGTAACATCTCTAAAATGCACTGAAGTTGACCAAACATCATTATCTCTTAAGTAATAAGTTACACCACCAATAAAAGCCGTTATATAAACTCTTATTTTATCCCCAGCATTTGCTCCTTGTAACTCAAAAGATAATGTAGCATTTGTGCCATACATTTTTGGTAAATAAGAATAATCAACAGGCGATAAAAAATAGTTTTGAATGTAAGCATTAGTGCTACCTCCTAAATAAAATACTTCATATCTATTTGATTGGTCTTCATTTAATATAACCAAAGTAGCCCTTGATGGTGCAACCTCAAACTCACTCCAACCATTTGCTCTTAATGAAGCACCTGAACCTGTTGTAAATTTAAAAGTTCCATTATATATATAATTTGCAGCATAATCATACGGCAAAGTTGATTGAATAGTTGGGTAACCTTTTTTAACTATTTTAGTTTGGTTATTATTTACAAAATGAACATTACCTTCTTGATAAGTTTGAATGTTAATTGTATTAGTTAATACTCCATTCCCACTTACACTTGGAACATTATCTACAACATATCTTGTGTAATATATTGTGTCAGCTTGTTGATTCATTGGTAAAATATACCAATCTCCATTAGCTTGAAATAATCTACAACCAAAAGACTTAATTATATTTTCTAAAATAGTATAATAATCTAATTTGTAAAAATCCCTTTTATATTGATAGGTTTGACTAAATGGTTCATCACCACCAGCGTCTCCTCTATCAAACATTCCGTCTGCATAATAAGAACAACAATCATAAATAAATATTGTATCATCAAATGGCAATTGATATAAAGATGTACCTATTATATCTATTAACTTAATTAATGAATTTACATTTACATCCCCATCATAATATATGTATCTAAGAAAAGATAAACCATCAATACAATTCATAGTAACCTCTTGGTTACCTGTTGTAAATGGAACTTGAATATAATCATTAAGTAAAAACCCTCTCCATTTAATATTATTATCAATCACTAATTCAACATAATACTTTGTTTCATCAAAGTTTAATAAGTCTGGAAAGTTATCGTAATCTTCTTGGTCAGAAATAATAAAAGAAACATTTAATTGAGAAGATATAATAATAGCAATTGGGTCTTCATTTGCTGCATTTGGAACTAAAGAAACGTTTGTTCCTATGTATGGTGTAACTGTTCCACCAACATAACTTTTTTCGTATATCTTAACAATTAATGATGTTTCATCTCTAAGTTCTTGTGTTATTGTATATCTTAATCCGTATGCCATTATGCTAAACTAATGTTTTGTCCTTTAAGATTAGATGCCTTTTGCGCTCTATTTGTAGCCAATAATAAATCTTGTCCTCTAAGAACAAACGCACCACCTCCATCTCCAGCTGCACCAATTGGACTAAAGTTTGTAAACCCACCCCCTCCACCACCAGCAGTAGGAACACCTAAAGCTGCCATAATAGCTTTAAATATTAATGTCTTTATTATCATTGTAGTTAATTGCACTAATATTCTTTTAAATGATTCTTCTAATGCCTTACCAATATTTTCACCATTTGCCATTGCACTAAACATTGCTTCAAAAGCTGGTGTTAATGTATCTGTAATACCATTGGCTAATTGTAATTGAGTATTATATTTTCTTAATGCAGCTTCATTTTTAAATATTTGCTCTGCCGTATATTGTTGAGCAAACATTGGTAAATCCTTACTTAACTTATTTGGAGTTGTAGGTGTTTCAATATTCCTTTCAGTTTCAATAATTGCAGTTGTACCTACTTTTAAAACTCTTGCTTGTTTACCTAATTTTTCAATGCTTTTTGTTGTATTATTAGTCGCATTAGTAGCTTCATTTGCACCTTTTGTAAAATTATAAAATGGGTTGTTAGATGCTTCAACTAATAAATCTTTAACTACAACTCTTGTATCTATTATCTCTTTTTTTAATGCATTACCTTCTTTTCTTGCCTCAATATTTTGTTTTTTTAATTCTTTAGCTGCTACTGCTTGGTCAACTGCTGCTGATATTCTACCTTCTGCAATTAATCTATTTTGTTCATCAATTGTTTTATAATAATCTCTACCACTTTGTAATAATTTTTTATTTACATCATTTAATGCCTCTGTTTTATCTGCAATTTTATCAATATACCTTGTTGTTAATGCTTGGTTTACTAAAGATTGTGTATATAAATCAACCGCTGCTCTTGCTTGGTCAACATTTGTAATTGTTGATGCATAAGCACTATTTACTTTACTTAGTTCCGTTACAACTGCTTTTAATGCTTCCGCCCTTCTTGATTCACTAACATTTGCATTTTCACTTATTGATAAATATGCTTGTAGTCTTATTCCTGTTTCACTTGCTTCTGCTCTTGCATCTCTTAAACTTGTTGCAAATTTATCTTCAACTTCAGTTGCTTTTTTAGTACCACTTATAAATTGTGCTATTTGTGGACCAAATGCAACTATAATAGAAGATACCGCACCCAATGCTAAACCAATACCTGCTGGACCAATTAAACCTTGCGCCATTGCTTTTAAAGCACCGCTTGAACTCCCAGCCTCAACTTTTAATCTTTGGAATGATTCTAATAAAGGATTCAAGTTATTTGCAATACCTATAAATCCATAAGGAGCATCCTGTGCTACTCTTGATAAGTTTGATAAAGCAGTTGTTGCTTGGTTACTTACACTTGGCAACGTTTTAAACGCAGTACCTAACTTTGTTGTTGCGGTTACTGTTTCTTGTATATTTTTAACCGCTTGTTGATTGTCTGCGGTTAAAGTAATTTTTAACGTTTCTTGTGTCATTTTATTATTTTACTCCATACAACTTTAATGTTCTTGCCAATTGTTCTTGTGTCAGTTTTGGCTTTTCTTCTTCTTGTTCATCAGTTGGTAAAGGGAAAAATGATTTTAAACTCTTTGGACTTTTCTCACTTGTATTTACTTTATAAATCAAATAAGCTACCATTCTTGTTCTTTCCCATTCCCTCACTTCCTTATTCTCATAAGCCTTTTTATATAATAAAAATTCTCGCCACGTCAATTGCCAAAACTCGTTAATCGTTAAGCCAACTTCAATAGCGAGAATAATTATTGAGTCCCAACTATAAAACCCTAATTTTTTTTTTCATCCGTGCCTTTCTCTGGCTTAAGTTCTGGAGTCATTGAGTCTTGCATATATTTCATAAACTCAACCAATTGTCCATCTTTTGCCGATAACCCACCGACTTCATCTATCCATTCGCACACATCAAACTCATCAAAGTCAATAGGCTTTTTAAGGCTCTTACATCCACTTTCTGCTGCGGCTTGAACAATATGAACAATTGTATCTAAGTCATAAATGCCTCCTGATAAAACCTCGATTAGCTCCATTAGATTTTTATTCTCTAATTCGCAAAACCTTTTCATAGCCCAAGTACCCCACTTTAAGTGGATTGTGTTGTTGTCAGTCTTTAATTCGTACATAGTTTTTTATTTATTATGCTTGTTCAGTTTGTGCAATAGGTGGAACACTTACTACGAAAGTTGCAGTAAATTTAACATCATCTTTATCGTCAGCATTAACACCGAAATCGCTAATAAACACTAAAGAACCAGCACCACCATAATAAACATCTCCTGATACTGGAGTTGCTTTACCCATCTTAATAGCGAATAAAGTTTTAGCAGCGTGTGCAGTGTATAATTGTTGGTAAGAATCTTTGCTTGGTGTTCCTGTTTCATCAATTGCAAAACCTTCACAATCAAAAGACTGAGAAAAAGAAGGTGCTGGAGTGTACTCGTTGCCACACTTAGATGTTGCATCTATTGTGTCATTAGTTGATGTTAAAGAGTTAGTAGTCAAACAAGCGACAGGCTTGAATGTACCATCATTGTTTATGTCAGCTAAGAGGATATAATCTCTACCGCTTACTTTTGTTTCTGCCATTTTATTTAATTTTAAATTTGAGTTATTATTATATTATAAGTTATCAATACTCTAAAAACGTTATCTAAAGGGTTTAAGCCATCTAAGTTTCTTACACTTTCAACACTTAAACTTGATGCAGTAAATCCGTTTGCCAATGTAATATTGGTATCCGAATTGATTGCAGTCAAGACTAAATCGCTTATAGTTTCAGCACGTTTATAACCAAAGTTAGCATTTTTTGTAATAATATCAACTGTGATGCTAATACTATTTGTGTAACCTTCTTTGCCTTGTTCTTGACTTGATGTCCTACCAGTTAAAACAATATACTCATTACCAGCACCCTCTGGAGCAAAACCATCGTAGACAACCAATCCACTTGCACTTGTCAAGTTGGTAAAAAACCACTTCTTTATCTCTATATTAGGATTTAACATCTAACAATTTTTTTAGTCTTTGTATTAATTTTGGCTTCTCCGTCTCATACGAAGGTATTAAAAAAGGTTGAGGTCGCATACCTTTTTGCAATATACTCCTTGCAATAACAAAAGCTAATCCTTTGTCATTTTTTCCATCTCCAATGCCTTTACGCTTTACCCATAGAGTTAACGCATCAACAAAGTCCTTAAATTTACCGCCTTTTTTACCTTGAAATTGTGCTGCATAAGATGTAAAGTCAGCTGGAACGCTTACTTGTGGACCAGTACCAAATTCTACATAAGGCGAATAAGATGCTTTAGCCTCTACTGCAAATGTTAAATCATTAATTGGTTCTAATGCTATTTGATTTCTTAATTGACCAAAATTGACAGGTGCAAGTCTTTTAGCATCGGTTAATATCTTTAAAGCAGATGCATTTATCTCATCGCCTACATCTTGTCTTAACTTTTTGTCTATTACTTTTAAAGCATCTTGTACGCCTTTCAAATTGTCTAATCTAACTACAAATGCCATTACTTGTAAATTATTAACTCCAAGAACCTATTTTGGTTCTCTACGTTTTTAATAGAATGTATCGTATATCGTGAACCTTCAACCTCTACCTCATAGGAATCATTTATAGTAACTCCATAACGAATATAAAGTACGCTTCTTTGGTCAAATTGTAATTCCGACTCTCCTATCTCACGAGATTGATTATCTGGTCTTAAATCGCCCCAAACAGTTGTTTGTAGGGCAAAGGTTGTTGTGTAGCCACCTTGACCATCACTTACCCTTGTGGCAGCCCAAATACCGACTTGTCTTGTCATAGTATTTGCATCAACGTAGTTTGCTTTCGCTTTTCCTAACTTCATATTATAAAATTGGGCTTATTCTTGTCCATCTTTGACACGCTTTCCAAGACTTCTCACAAATACCTGAATCGCCATCTAATCCTCTATTCTCGTAATCGTAACTAATTTGGTCTAATATCGCTAATTTAAGGTCTTTAGGGATAGTTGTATAACCAGCCTCATAAGTAGCCTTTAAGTTGGCATATCTTGGAGAAACTAATTTAGGGAACTCATTACCTATCAATTGTAGGTTAGGAGTTGTAACCTCAATACCATCTTGCTCCATATCAAACAACTCAAACGTATCAATATCAACTGGTCCGAATGGAATATCAAAGTTTCCACTAATATTATAGAAATAAGTAGTAATGTCCTTTGGTATCAAACTCAATCCTGTTGCCACTTCAATAGCTTCTCTTGCTTGTGTAATCATTAAAGTAATCAAGGTATCTTCAGCACTTGTTGTAACTCTACAATAAAGTTTTGCTTCCGCTAAAGTAACTGGCTCTGTAATTGGTGCGATAGGAACGGCACTAAAGTCATTAATATAATTAGAATAAGACATATCCTTTTTTTACAAAATTAGTTAATTTATTCCAATAAAAAACCCCCACCGAATTGGCAGGGGTCATTTATTTACTAATCCTTAGAACTATACGTTACCCATATCTGCGTAGATAGCAGATGTAGTCAACATTAAGTTAATGTCTTCGTAACACTCAATACGAGCAGTTACCAAGTTCTTTTGGAAGTTATCTCCATTCTCATAAGAGAACTCGATAGCTAAACCTTCAACTTCAACTCTTTCTAAGTAGCTTGAATCAAAGATTAATACTTTGTCATCAGTTACCCAAGATGCAGATACAACTGGAACACCCCAGATTGTAATACCACCATTAGGGTTTACAACAACACTACCAGCACCAGCATAGTAACCAGCTGCAATAGTTGCTTTCAATAAGCGACCCATTTGCGTTTGAGATACTAAAGCATAAGAAGGAACAAAGTTCGCAGTCTTTTGGTTAGCGATGTAGTCTACTAATTGTAACAAATCGTTAGTTTCAGCAGTTGTAGTTGAACCAGTTGCAGCAGCAGATACAGTAGAGAAAAACGCAGAGTTCTCCGCCTTGAAGAAATCTCTTTGTAACATTCTTGGTAAAGTTTGAGTCAAGAAAGGTAAAGACTTTAACATTTGCTTAGAGAAAGTAGAGAAACCAGCAAGGTAGTCATTTACAACTTTAACTTCAGTTAAAGAGTAGTTGTTCTCGCCTTTATCACTTCCTTCAGTTTGAGCAGCAATGTTGTTAGTTAAACCGCTATTCTCACGATAGTAAACATACAATCCAGTCTCACTTCTTACAGTAGGGATTAAATCTCTAAAGTTTAAAGATTGTGCTGGTTGGATAGCTGGGTTCGGAGCATAAGATGCTTGAGAATCACCAGTTAAGTTACCACTTAAAGTCATTGTTTTAACGTCAGATAAATCCAAACGGAACTTACCATTAGTCTTCAAAGACTTCTCCATTGCATCGAAATTACCATCTAATTTCTCCATAATTACTTCATCCATAAACTTAACTTCTTTCTTAGCTGCTTTCTTTTGTGTAGCTAATTGAGAGTCGATTTGCTTTTGTAACTCATCTTTTACAACAGTTACTTGTGCAGACACTTCTTTGATTTGTGCTTCTGCGTTAGCTTGAAAACCTTTAAGGTTCTCAGCCATTTCGTTGATTAAATTTTCCATTTTACTTTTTAAATAGATTGTTAAATTGTTTAATTGCCTTTAATACTTCCTCATCGTTTTTTTCTTCTACAACTGGTGTCGGCTCAACTGATATCTCGGGTTGAGTGATTGTTTCAGTAATTTCCAAAGCTAATAATTCGGCTTGTATTTGTTTTATTTGAATCTCCATTAAAGCAAAGGTATCGTCTGTGAAACTTCCACCTCTAAATGCCTTAATTAAGTTTTCTAATCTTATTGATAAATTTTCTTTAGTTTCTTTGAACTCGCCCTTGAAACCCAATGTTGGAGTTTCAGGATTAGCACCCCAAAGAACTGCTGAACCTTCATAAAGTTTTAATTCTGTGATTGTACGCACTCCAGTCTTTTGGTTTACATCTGACTTTAACGTACTAAATCCGATTGAGTGTTGATTGATTAAACCAGCTTCATATAACTTGATAGCATCTTCGCCACATTCAGTTTCTATTAAGTCAGTAACCGCAACAAGCATATCGCCTTCTATGTACAATTCTTTAGGCTTACCCAAAGTATGCGCCATATCAGCTTTGTGGTCTACTAAAGACCAAATCATATTCTTGCCTTTTGGTCCACGTTCTTTGATAGTCTTGGTAAACGCTTCAGCAACGATAATATCATTGTCTAAATCCACGTTTCCAATTCTTGACCAACACGCTTTTACTGTTCTTGATTCTGGCTCTATATCCAAAATCATATCATTGTAGCTTTTGTTTTCAATCTTACTCATATAACAAAGTTATTAATTTTTTTTAATCTGCTAACAAATCTCTTATTAAATTAGAAATTTGCATCAAAGCCACGTTATTTATTAGATTCCAAACTAACCCCATATCTCCTCTCGGTGGGTTATCTTGCAACCTTTTTGGCTTTCCATCTTCGCCTCTCACGGCTTCATAGCCTAACGTACAACGGCAATTGATAACATCCCCAGCACTTCCACTTGGGTCGCAAGGATGTAACATTTGCTCAAAACCTCCATTCTTAGTCTTAACATTAAATTTTTCATCGTAAGCTACTTTTATTCCGTCCATGTGAAAATGGTCAAACATATCTCGTGGTACTCGCCTTGTTCGGTTATCCCTTGCAGCAATCCATTCCTTCATAGTTACAAGTCCAGTTGAAGCCGTTCCAACCATTGAACCTATATTCGCTGCTCTACCTGTTTCTGTTCTTGCTATCATCTCTGCTCGGTAATCCGTTATCCCAGCCGTTCTCAATAGTTTGATTGTTTCTTGCATCGTCAAACCTTCCTCAACTGACTTTATCAAGTATTGTTGAATTTGGTTTTTTGTTGTTTGTGTTATTTCGGCAGCTATGTTATCTAAGCCTTTTAGTTCAAGGTAAGTGAGCATCACATAAGTAAACAAATCAGTCTGCTTACTTTTAAACTCCTCTGGTCCATAGTAACCCTTGACCGACTTAGACACATTCTTCTCCGCAATTTGTGCCATCTTAACCCCCATTGCAATATGAAGGTTTTGGATGGTCTTTTTAATCTTCTTGTCACTTATTGCGTTTAAATCTTGGGTATCGCAATAAGTATCCACTTGCCTTTGTAATTCTTTTTTGAACTTTGGCGAATAGGTTTTTAATGCATTTGCATACAACTTTTTATAGTCGCTCCAAATCATTATTCAGGTATTGTTAATGGTTGAAACTCATCAGGACTTTGTAAACTTGAAGGGATATATAATTTCTCCATTTCAGTTTGGTCTATGTAAGGAGGAATCTCTAATCCCATAATATCCATCTTTTGCTTAGGTGCAATCCACCAAGCCTTATCTAACCATTCTACTTGCTCCGCTTTGTTTGCTTCTAATTCACTATAAACAGTAGGGTCAAAGTCAATATAGATACCAGTATTTCTATAACCCCAATCGGAATGTAGTTTACGATTTAAGTTATCTCTAATACCAACTAACAAAGGAATAGCACAACGAACTGTCAATGCTTTCTCTCCTTCTCTTTGGTTGTTATAAGTTTTATTTTCAGCATCGTTTAACAATTGAGAAGGTACTCCGTAAATGTTACAAAGTGCTTTCATATCCCACTTCTCACTCTCAATGATGTCTAATTCAACAGGACTTAATCCGATTTGTTTCCAATCTACTTTGTAACCACTAACCGCAATTGAATTAAAGTTAGCAGAGCCACCTTTTTCACTCACGGCTCTTTTAAGTGCTTGTGCTTGTTGTTGTCCGCTGATAGGGTCAAAGCGTTCATCATTCATAAATAGAACTCCAGCTGGACCACCATTCTGGAAAGAAGCAACAGCTGCAGTTTTCGCTTCGTTTGAACGAGTCAAGTTTCTCGCAGCAGCCATCAAAGGAGATTGACCATATAGTTGATTCCCAGTTGTATTCCATTGTAAGTTTACATATTTATCTTGTAGTACTTCTTGTTTAGTAAAGTTCCAAAGTGGACCATAGTTCAATTGATAACCGCTAATAGTTGGAGGAAAGTTTTGAATGTCCGCTAACACGTACATATATTGAGAAGGAAGCACGTACAACTCATAAGGCTTACCATCGTTGTTTCCACCTTCAATCATCTTTGCGTAAATAAAAGAGTTACCTGTAACTAATTTAAAAGTACACCAAGACTCTACGAAATCGCCAAAGGTATCTTCTTCGTTAGGATATTTTAATAACTCGTTTAATCTTGCATCGCCTGTATATAATTCAAACGCTTTCTTATGTAGCTTCTCAACATCCTTCCAGTTCTCAATCTTATCTGGTTGGCTCATTAACGCTTTATATTTCTTTGCAGAACTTTCATCAACCACTTTATAAACGTGGAATGGAGCAAGTTTTGCTTTGTCCGCAATTAATTTAACGATTGAATAAACTATATCATTTGCTGAATAACCATCATTAACAAAGCTAATGTTGTCTCCACCTTGCCAAGTTATTATCCCTTGTTGTATCGCAACTTGTCCGTTAAAAGGAATTTGTGGTAGTACAGTAGATAGTTTTTGTCTTTTACCAAAAAAGTCAAGTAATCCCATTATATATGAATTTAAAACAAAGTTAGTTATTTTATACTAAAAAACAGATACTTCAAATTTTAGCTTGGTTAAATGCGTAAATACGGCATACCTACAAGCATCCATTAAGTCATCGTTTGCCTTAACAGGTTCTTCAATTACGTTATCGTTTTTATCCTTTTTCCATTTGTAAGACATAAACTCCTTTCTTAGGTTTTTACTATTGTAGTGCAAGTTTATTGGGTAAGATTTCATCTTTACAATACCAGCCCATACATCCTTTTGCGCTGGTTTAATATTAAACCCTTGTCTGTAAAGTTCCTCAATAGATTTAGGTTCGGCTGCATCGGCATATATTGTCGCTCGTTCTGGTAGCTTCTCTTTAATCAATCTTGATAGGTCGCTAAGAGTTAATCCGCTTTGGTAAACTATCTCCTCAAAGTAGTTTTGTCCTTCGTGGTGTGTAACCTTAATAAGTGCAGCTGGGTGAACGTAACCAAAATCTAATCCATAGAATACATCGCCATCAGGTGCTTCATCGTATTGTTTCCATTGAGTGTATATAATTTCTTTTGCAGACCCTCGTTCTCCTAATCCATAAACTTTCCACATAAAGTCATCTGGTAAGTCCTTGTACTGCTCAATGTTTCTTACTTGGCTTTCACTAAGATTTGATATGTTGTTTAAATAGGTAGAATGAATGCGTTTGTTTTGTGGGTTATCAGCTACCTCGTAAACCCAAGAGATAAAGTCCGCTGGATTCCAATCTAAGAATACTTGACCCGTTGTACGAATCAAAAGCTGGTCAAACAATGCCTTGCTAATTAGGTTTGCCTCGTTTACAAATAGTATATCCCTTGCTGGTCCTTTTGCTTTGTCAGGGTCTTCAAGACCAAACAATTCAATATAAGAGCCATTCTTAAACGTATAAATGAAATCGGTGTAACGAAAATCCTTTTCATCCCAGATATTCCATTGCTCCAATATATTTTTAAAATCCCTATATACTCCTCGCTTAATATGTGGGAGTGAATGCGAAACCATTGAAATCCTTGTATTAGGATTGCTTATTGCAATATGGATTAGTAACTGAACAACGGAATAACTTTTGCTTGACCTTGAACCACCTTCGTTACATATTACTGGATAACCTTCTTCGTATGCCTTTTTGTTAGCATAAAAGACAGGTGTTGCCTTAATCTTTAATTGGTTGACAATCTGCATCTGGCTCAATAGTTATTTGAACACTACCCTTAATATCAGCAGTAATGTCGGTTGTTTGTTTTGGTCTGCCCTCTAATCTATCTAAAAGAATCTCGTATGCTTTAAGGTCTCCCTTCCTCGCCTTAGCTATTATTTGCATATCTAATTGCTCCGCTATGCTAAACTCCTCGTCTTCGCCTGTTACTGGGTTGCGTACCTTAGTAACCAACTCTAATAAACGCAAAAGTCTTGTCTTGCTATTAGGAACACCTTTAGGTCTTCCGTTAGGGTTTCCGCTTACCCCTTTTTCAAATTGTGTATCTATATTTGGAAATGCCATAAGTTACCTGTTTTTTACCTGTATTACAAAATTACCCCATTCTTCTTGATAATCAAGCTTGGGTCAAGTTTCTGCATCCTATCTATAATCACTTGGCAGTACTTTGGGTCAAGTTCTGTTCCGTAACATTTGCGACCTAATTGATGAGCTGCTACCATTGTTGTTCCGCTTCCTAAGAATCCATCTGCTACTAAGTCACCTGTTTTAGAACTATTTGTTATTTGATAAGCAATTAGTTCGACTGGCTTCATTGTAGGATGCTCTGCGTTTCTGCTTGGTCTTTGGAATTCTAATATTGTTGTTTGTTTTCTATCTGAATACCAGCTATGCGATGCTCCTTCCTTCCATCCGTAAAGACAAGGTTCGTGCCTCCATTGGTAATCTTGTCTTCCCATAACCATTGAATTTTTAACCCATATTAAGCATTGCTTTACCATAATACCTGAATCTGCCATTGCTCTTCTAAAATTTGCACCTTCCGAGTCAGCGTGCCAAACATACCAAGAACCACCAGCTTTTGTATATGAACCAAGAGCCGTGTAAAAATCGTACAAAAATTGGTAAAAGTCGCCATCCTTCATGCTATCATTTTGAATAGTTAGGGCATCTTTAGTCTTTCCTGTATAAGCCACGTTGTATGGAGGGTCAGTTACTACCATATCTGCGTACTCAGAGCCGAATATTTTACCCCAATTGTCTGTTTCGGTAGATGAGCCGCATAAAAGTTTATGTTGCCCTATTTCAAAGATATCGCCTAAAACAATATCGGTCTCGCTTCCACCTACAGGTACATCAAAGTCATCTTCAGTAGCATCTGCGTTTGTTATTGCAAAGTCAGGTATATCTAAACCCCAATCCGTTAATTGTTCCACATCCCAATTATTAGCAAGGTCATCCCAATCCCACTCGCCATAGCCTACGTTATCCTTTACAATAAACTCCTTCTTTTGTTCTTCGGTTAGTTCTTTAGCCTGTTTTACAGGTACGTCTTTTAACCCAGCTTCAATACAAGCCTTTAGACGCATATTGCCACCTAATACAATATTGTTTTCATCTACTACTATTGGTCTTAGTTCAAGCATTTGAGGAAAGTCTTGGATTGACTTAACCAGCTTTTTAAACTTCTCATCTTTAATTATTCTTGGATTGTTAGGGTTAGGTTTAATTTCGTTGATGTTCATTATCTGTTTTTTGTTGGTGTTCGTATTGATGGAATCTGTACAATTGGTTTCTTTTTGATTTGCTCAAAGCCTACCATATTGCCACATTTATTGCACTTAAATTGAATCTCTTTTAGTTCATTCTCCCAAACATAGCCTTCTACTATTGACTTGCACTTACAGGTATAAAGTCTTTTGCTTAAAGTATTTTTCATCGCCCTTGTCTTTGATATGGTTTAACTGGCTTATCCTTTGGACCAGATGTCTTTTTGTACTTACCTGTTTTCCTTCGCCCAAAACTTACTTTGTTTCCGTTGCTAACTTTCGCCATATAAATTTATTAAGTCTGCTAAATAATCAAATGCTTGTTCTTGTGTTTCTCCAAATACATAGTGCGTACATCCATCAATGACAAAAGAATAGCAAGAATAACCAGCTATAACCTCCTCTTTGCACGTTTCAAATATGTTACTTGTATCTATCAATTAATTCTATTAATTCGTTTCTTTGCCATTTCTTAATCCTGTTGTTAACCGCCTCAAACTCCAATTCTTTGACTGCTTTCTCTCCTATCCTTTCAACTAAGCCAATCCTATACATTGCTTGGTTGCCGTGCTTAAACATATTGCATCCAGCACATTGTAAATGTATGTTCCATTCGTTATATCTTAAAGCCGAATAACCTTTAACAGTAAAGTAATGTCCAGCTTGGTTACCATTGTAGCTTCCGCAACTAATACAAGGTAATCCTTCATCTCTTTTCCTTATGTAAGCATTAACAACCTTTTGGGTTTTCTCTAACAACTTTGGTAAGGGTATCAATGGCATAATGCAAAATTAGGGTTACTTTTTCAATCTAACAACACATAATCTATCGTTATGCTTGTAGCGTTTTTTGTTTATTGGGTTCATATATATCATAATGGTTTTATAGTCCGTACCTAAAAACCTTATTGCCTTTGCAATTGACCTAAATTCTATCTCCTCTTTTGTATCTATGTAAATCAGTCTTACCTCAATGTTATTGTCTATTCCTGTCATTTAATCAATCGTTTAATTTCAAAGTACAAATGAGCAGTTAAATAAATGCAACACGCTAAAGGAACGCTAAACAACATAAACTTTAGCAACTCGTAAATAAATGTTAATTGTTTCATAGTTGGTTTTGTAAAAATAGGTACAAAGTATATCTTTTGCACTCATTTTTTATAAATATTTCATTGTTTAATTTCTCCAAGTCCTTAGGTGTTTTAGCCGTTACCTTGTAATGTGCTATTATCTTATTCTTTATTTGGTCTGCCTTCTCTTGACTTAGGTTTTCTTTGTTTAGTTCCTTTCGCTTCCATAGTATATCAAAAGCCATTGTATTTAGCAACTCCCAGCCTCTTTTAGCCGACTTATCCCAATTTTTATACAATGCCTCAATAACTTCATCATCTTGTATTTTAGGTATCTCTACTGGTTGTGGGTCTATGTAGGTCTTTTGTCTTACTTGTAAAGCTATCGGCTTATAAGCTGCCATTACATCTCCAAAGAATTTTGGGGTAAACATTATCGCTTTGTCAACTGATAATTTCCCCATTGCGTAAAGTTCAAATGCTACTCCAAGTTCTTTTAGTTTATAATTGCCGTAATTCTTTATTACAAATTCACAAAGGAACTGAAACACTTCTATTGTAGGTGTTTGACATCCGCTTAAAGCAACACAGGTCTTTAAGTGTTCTTTAACCTCAATAGGCGAACATCTACCAACACTCATTGTATCTAAAGCAACTACAACCTTTAATTCATCTGGCTCAAGTTTATTATAGATTTCTAAGTGCAATAGTTTCTCGCTCTGCGTAAGAGAGTTTATGGCTTGGGGTAATACTTCGGTTAATGATTTCATCGTTCCAAGATTTGTTGTTTAAAAATGTTTCAGGGTTTTTACGAAATTGTTTATCTGGTACAGATTGCTTGTAAAGGTCAAGATAATTCATTGCATTTTGCCTTTCCTCATCAGTTAATTTATTCCACTTCTTTTTTAGCTTTTGCTTATCTCCTACCTTTTTATCATAATCATTCCAAAACCAATCAAAATCTATATTTATATTTTCATTTATAGTTATAGTTCTATTTTCAGTTTCAGTTTCCATATGCTTAGCATATGCTTCGCTAGTGCTTTCTTTTTTAGGGGATTTAGCATTGTTTCGCCTACTTTCACTAAACTTTTGCCTTCTAACAGTTTCATTTAACATTCTATCGTTGTAGTATAAACCATCTTCAACTTTAAATTTATCCCAAATCTCACTATCATATGCTTTACATATGCTTAGCATATCCTTTTCAGTTAATTTGCCTTTTTGATGTTGTAAGCACAAAAGTCTAATGTATTTGCCAACCTGTTCATTATCCATTGTAAAAGTGCCACTAAGAAAATCGCTTGTGTAAAATAACACTGCTGGGTCTTTAGCCATAAAATAAAAAAGGCTCTCGGCATCCACCCCAGTAGGATTAGGGTTTCAGCTTTGAGCCAATAAGTTTGAGTTAGGATATCCTACATCCTTTGTACAAAGATAAACTAATTAACCGAATACTGTGCTACTTGTTTATTGTTTTTTAGCTTAACAATGGTAGTTTTTATGTTCATACCATCGTTTCTTAGGTCAGCTATTCTTGCTGCTAATCTAAAGCATCCGAACTTGTTTAAGGCATCAATAGGGGTTAATTTTCTACCCTTAATTAGGTAGTTTGCGATTTGTTGGTTTTGGCTCATAGTTGTTGGTTTTAAATTTGCGCTTAACGTTATCGCCCAACGAGGGGGTTAGAATGGCAAGTCATCCTCTGATTCTTGTTTATTTACTGCAAATTCCTTTTTACCTGTTGGTGCATTGTAAGATACTTGCTTACCTCTGCCACAATAGTTTTTCTTTGCTTTTTCTGCTCGTTCCTCTTGTGATTGGTTGTTCCATACTGTGTGGGTGTTTCCTTTGTCATCTGGTTCTTTAAGAAAATCGGTAGCTACGTTTGCGTAGTGCTTACCATTTTTGGCTTCCTTCCAATTAATTTCTTGTTTGCAAATGTTTAGTACTATCATAATTGTTGTTTTAAATGTAAACTATTGTTGTGTTATTTTTATAAAATCCTGCTAATTTAACTCTTAATGTCCTGTGATTGATATTTTTTGCTAATGCAGCATCTTTTGCTGAATCATAAAATATTCCAGTATCTAAATCAATTACTATTTTAGACATATCTTTTTTCTTTAGTCCTAATTTATAAGCGTGTTTCATATTATATGATCTACTGCACCACTCTAAATTATTAATGTTATTATTATACTTATTGCCATCGATGTGATTTACTTGCTCTTTATTGTCAACATTTGGTATAAATAACATAGCCAAAATTCTATGCACTTTAACATTTTTTGACTTGTTGTCTATTCTTAATTTAACATTAAGATAGCCATTTCCATCATCATAAGGTTGTAGAAATTTTTTTCTTGTAAGACTAAATATCTTTCCATCTGAATAAACTCTATAACCTAAATACTGCTTTGATAAAGCCCAATTGTTAATTTGAATCATTGTTTTTAATTTTCGTGTTTATTAATTTGTTGTTGTTCTAATGCTATTTCATTTTGTCTATCTTGTTCTTTTTCTTCCTCATCTTCTTCTTCATCTTCCCAGTCGCAATGCTCTAAACATTCAGGACAAATATCTATTTCAGGCATATTGGTTTCTGCTCCGCAGCAAGTTGAATAAGGCATAGTTAATCGTTTAAATAGTTTTCAAATACTTCAAATTTATCTGCCAACATTTGATAAGGTATGTAATTTCTTTTAGGTTGGTCTAATAACTCTGGGAAATATTTTTGTTTATGTAATTTAAGCCTATACTTAGCAGCATCTAATTTATAAATCATCTCCGCTGCATTTTGTGGGTAGCTTGTTTCTACTTTGTAATTCCAAAATTTAACTTCCTCTCTTAAATCCCATAATTTGTTTAATGGTGTCATAAAGTTTGTTTTTTGTTGGTAAATAATTTAGTTACATCCTTAGTTGCAAGTTCCTGATTCAATGTGTAAAGTTCAGCTAATTCGTTTGTACTTATGCATAAATCAATAGCTAACTCTAAGTCATCAAGATTATCGTGCGTTTTAATGTAGGCTGGTTTTTCATCGCTTTGTGCCATTTCATCGCCAGTATAAAGACCGCTTAAATCTTGTGGGTAAGCCTTTCTCAAAGCTAATGCCTCTGCAACTTTACTTAACATTGTATGTGGCATCTTAGCCCATAAACCCATAGGTTTACCATCGTTTGTTCTTTGGCAATATTCATCCCAGTAAGCTATTCCAACGGATGCCTCATACCTTGAATCGCCGTGAAATCTAAATACTGAAACCTTACAAGATATTAACTTACCATCTTGTTCGGTAAAGATTGGTTCGCTTTGTCCGCCATAGTTCCCGCTTCTTTCAGCAATTACTCGGAAGCCATCAATACTTGTTTGGATTGTCATTTTCTTACCCCATCCGTTTTGCGTTTTTACGTTCCTGTGGATGCAATAAATCTGTCTTGATAACGCATCTAATCCTGTGCGTTGTGCTTGGTAAAGAAAGAGTTTTAGTTCATCAACTGTTGCCTCTGGAGCAATCTGTGATTTTACTAACTCTACTTGGTCTTTCGTGTACGAAAGTTGTGGCTTTTTAGCCAGTTGTTGTTCGTTCATATTGGTTGGTTTTAGAGTTTAAAATTAATACTTTTGGTGTTAATAACCTAATTAAACAAGCACATTTAAGTTGAAAACATCCTTTTTTATGGTATCATCGAACTTATTTGACAATTGTCCTCTAATCTTTGAGATAGAGTGTAAGACTGTGGTTCTATCCCTATTAAAGATTTGTGCTATTTCCTCGCCATTTAACTCGGTTTTTTCCTTTGTTAAATACATAGTCATTTGCCTTGCCAATGTAACTTCCTCGCCTCTATATTTGGACATTAATTGTCCATATTTTATCTGATAGTAATTACATACTTTCTCGGCTATTTCAACCGCATACTCTTTTTGTTCTTCTTTGCTCATTCGTGTTGTTTTTATATTTAAATGTTTGTCTAATAAGTCTTTTAGCCTATTAATTTCTTTCTTCAATTCTTTGTTCTTATCTCGCAAAACCTCTATTTCAAGTTCTGCCATATAAGTTTTATGTACTTCTCTCATTAGAAATGTAAAAGGTTAATTGGGAGCATAAACTCCTCTGTTAATGTATATAAGTCAAGGATTAGGAAATGGTAGCTTTTAAG